GGTATGGGGATACTCGTAAAACTAAACTAACGTTGAAGCAATTACGAAAATTGCGTAAAATGTTAGATGTCAGAAACTACGAACACAATAAGAATCTTAAGAAGGTTCGTAAGCAATATACTCCTGTGGCCGCTGAAGGCCCTGCTTTATAACGTATTACAGGTAAAAGTGTAAAAAAATAGCACTTATTGTGCTATTTTTGTTATTGGCATATAAATAATTCTACACAAGCCATTTAACTCAGGAGACAAACAATGGATAACAAAAAATTTGAACAGCTTATTGATTTGATTATCAATGAGGACGAAGATAAAGCACGTGCATTATTTCACGATATCGTAGTTGAGAAAAGCCGCGAAATCTATGAATCAATGATGGACGAAGAAATGGTCGATTCACCAGTTGAAGGACTAATGGGTCAAATTCAAGCCGAAGAACAAGGTATGACTGAAGAAGAAGATGAATTTGCCGATATCGAAATGGATGACGGTGAAGGCGACATGGACGTTGACCTTGACAGTGATGACATGGGTGACGGCGAAATGGGTGAAGAAGATTTAGAAGACCGCGTTGTTGACTTGGAAGACAAACTAGACCAATTAATGGCTGAGTTTGAAGACCTAATGGGTCAAGAAGGTGGTGATGACATGGGCGGTGATGACATGGGTGACATGGGCGGTGATGACATGGGTGGAGATGAGATGATGGAATCTGCCGATGACGAAGAGGAAGAAGAAGTCACTGAAGCAGAAGAAGATGATGAAGAAGAAGAAACGCTTGAAGAAGCAGTTCAACTTCAGAAAGTTTCTGTAACACATGGTGACAATGGTATACAAATTAAAAGCCCAACACTAGGCGCAAATAGTAAAGTATCTAGTAACGGTGCAAAAGCTGTTAACTTTACATCCGGCGATGGTGGTAAAGGTGGTACACAAGGTGGCTTGTTAAACCCAGCTACTAAAGACCTAAAAGGTGCAGGATCATTTAAGAATGCTCCAGGCAAAGGTAACTTTAGCGAAAAGGGTGAAGCAGCTCCAAAGCCAAAGCATGGTGATGATGGTGCAGACAAGAAAAGCCCAGTAGCTGAATCTAAGAAGATGGTTAAAAAGCCAATCACACAGCAAGCTACTAAAAAGATTGTTAAAAGATAAGGTAACCTGAGATAATGGCTTTGTATCTCAAAGAGCATCTAACTTTCGACCGAGCCAGCATGGTTGTCGAAAGCGAAGGTGAAGGTAGCAAGAAGTCCCTTTATATGAAAGGGATATTCATTCAGGGTGGGGTAAGAAACGCCAATGAGCGTGTCTACCCTGTTTCTGAAATTGAATCGGCTGTCAATACTTTAAATGAGCAAATCTCAAGTGGATATAGCGTTCTAGGTGAAGTAGATCACCCGGACGATTTGAAAATCAATTTGGATCGTGTATCACATATGATATCTAATATGTGGATGGATGGTGCAAATGGTTTTGGCAAACTTAAAATACTTCCAACTCCAATGGGACAATTAGTGTCTACTATGTTGGAAAGTGGTGTTAAGTTAGGAGTTTCAAGCAGAGGCAGCGGAAACGTTGATGATGCATCCGGAAAGGTTAGTGACTTCGAAATAGTCACTGTGGACATTGTCGCACAGCCAAGTGCACCTAATGCATATCCTAAAGCAATTTATGAAGGCATGATGAACTTACGTCATGGTCATAGAATGTTGGATGTTGCAACAGACGCACAAAACGACAAGAAAATACAGAGATACCTGAAAGATGAAGTGGTTCGTCTTATCAAGGACCTCAAGTTAAATAAGGGGAATTGAGCATGTTAGATGCTATCAAACCATTACTTGAGAGCGGTATCATCAATGAAGAAACCAGTGTCGCTATTAATGAGGCATGGGAATCAAAGTTGAATGAGGCTCGTGAACAAGTACGTGCGGAACTTCGTGAGGAGTTTGCACAACGTTATGAACATGACAAGAACATAATGGTTGAAGCCCTTGATAAAATGGTAACAGATGGTCTATCAACTGAAATTGAAGAATTTCAAATTGAAAGACAAGCAATGAATGAAGACCGCGTTAACGCAAAACGTAAACTACATGAAAATGCAAGTAAGTTTAATAATTTTATGGTTGAGAAATTATCCGAAGAAATTAAAGAACTACGTAATGAGCGTAAACTACAAATGGAAAGTCAGCAAAAGTTAGAACAATTTATTGTTCATGCTCTTGCACGTGAAATTAAAGAATTCGCACAAGACAAACAAGCTGTAGTAGAAGCAAAGGTCAAATTGGTTGCTGAAGGACGTAAACAACTTGAAGCATTGAAGGCAAAATTTGTCATCGAAAGTGCTAAGAGAATGAACGAGTCTGTAACTAAACATTTGAAGGGTGAAATTGGTCAATTGAGAGAAGATATTAAGACTGCACGTGAAAACGATTTTGGTCGCCGTATCTTTGAATCTTTCGCAGGGGAATACAGTGGTACCTATCTAAACGATAAGGCTGAAACACGCAAACTATTTGTACAACTACAAGCTAAAGATAAACAATTAGCCGAATCCATTAAAACAATTAGCAACGCTAAGAAGTTAATTGAAAGTAAAGAACGTGAAGTTCGTATTATTAAAGAGTCTACTGTCCGTCAAAAGTCAATGGATGAATTGCTAGGAACTCTAAATGAGGAAAAAGCAAAAATAATGCAAGACTTACTAGAAAGCGTCCAGACACCTCGTCTAAAGGCCGCATTCGATAAGTATCTACCAGCAGTACTTAATAACATCACTGAAAGAAAAGAGCCTAAAAAGCAAATGATTTCAGAAAGTGTTAGAGCAATGACTGGGGATAAATCTGCCACTACACAAGTTGAAGTTGAGCCACGTGACAACGTGATTGATCTAAGACGTTTGGCAGGGCTTTAAAAATAAAGACATAATTTAGGAGAAATATAAATGTCACAAGTTCTATTAGAAAGCCGTTGGGACGAAACCAAAGAAGCCCTACTTGAAGGTCTTAAAGGTACTCGCCGCTCAACAATGGGTGTTATTCTAGAAAACACCAAAAAACAGTTACTAGCTGAATCTTCAGCCGGTACAACAACAGCAGGTAACGTTGCTACACTAAACCGTGTAATTTTACCAGTTATCCGTCGTGTCATGCCAACAGTTATTGCTAACGAGTTGGTTGGCGTTCAGCCAATGACAGGACCAGTTGGTCAAATTCACACATTACGTGTACGCTATGCTCAAGGTCTAAATGACACAAGCGCAGCCAATACAGACGTAACAGCTGGTGAAGAAGCATTGAGCCCATTCAAAATTGCTCAAGCATATTCACGTACTGCAGGTAATGTTGCTGATGGAACAGCGGTTACTAGCTACACAGGTGCATCTACAGCAAGTTTAGAAGGCAATGGTGGTCGTCAGATTTCCGTTCAAATTCTACGCCAAGCTGTTGAAGCTAAGTCACGTAAGTTGCAAGCACGTTGGACATTTGAGGCAGCACAAGATGCTCAGTCTCAACATGGTATTGACGTTGAAGCAGAAATCATGGCAGCTCTAGCACAAGAAATTACTGCTGAAATTGACCAAGAAATTCTATTGAGCCTATCAACATTGGCTACAACAGAGTACACATACAACCAAGCTACCGTTTCAGGTACAGCTACATTCGTTGGTGACGAGCATGCCGCATTGGCAGTTCTAATCAATCGTGTTGCTAACTTGATCGCACAACGCACGCGCCGTGGTGCAGGTAACTGGGCAGTTGTAAGTCCTGCTGCATTGACTGTTCTACAGTCTGCAACAACATCAGCATTTGCACGTACCACAGAAGGTACATTCGAAGCACCAACAAACACAAAGTTCGTTGGTACATTGAACGGTGCAATGCGTGTGTTTGTTAATACATATGCACAAGACACACAACCAGTTCTAATTGGTTACAAAGGCTCAAGTGAAACAGATGCAGCAGCATTCTATTGCCCATACATTCCATTGATGAGCAGTGGTGTTGTTCTAGATCCATCAACTTTCGAACCAGTCGTATCATTTATGACACGTTATGGTTACATTGAGTTGACAAACACTGCAAGTAGCTTCGGTAATGCCGCAGACTACTTAGGTGAGATCGCTGTTCAAAACCTAACATTCCAATAATCATTGGATCAACTTTTTACCCTCGGGATGGGAAGTTACTTAAAAGGCTCTTCGGAGCCTTTTTTGTTGGAAGCTAAAACTCATATTGTCTAAAAATGATAAATAAGATATAAGATAATATTTGGGACCATACATGGCGGCAGATCCATTCAATAGTAAAAGCGGTTATACAGTCGGGATACCTCCTATAACTGTGATAGATGAGAACGGCAATTTAACAGTGCCTTATGCATCTATAGGTAATGTAACAATTAGTGGCGATCAAGTTGTAACAGGTACAATCAGTGCTAATTTGTTCACAGGGACATTTGAGGGTAATATTACAGGTAACTTTGTTGTACCGGGACTCAACACCTATGTTGTATTCAATGACTTTGGCAATGCAGGAGCAAGTCAATATTTTACTTTTGATTCAACTGCTAGGTTAGTAACTATTCAAGGCGATCTAGTCGCTAATACAATGACACTAGGTTCTGGGTTGAATGAATTTTCAACTTCTAGTGTATTGTTTGCTAGCACTGCTAGTTCAGGAGTTGAACAAGTATTGCATAGTACTTTAGCTAATACCGTATGCTCTATTGATTATACTATCATTGCAACTGATGCTGTTGGTAATAATAGACAGACA